AAGGTGTGCTCTTCGCCTAACGTCGAGAAGCGCGGGTATGCCTACACTAACGTGGGCCAGTACCACCGCTACCGCTGCTCCGACTGCGGGGCATGGAGCCGTAGCCGATACACTCTGAACCCCATCAAGGCTCGTCGCAACCTGACGACCTGAACGACCCCGACCCCTGCGGCCATGCTGCGCGGTCGGGGAATCTTCCCTGATTCAGTACCTTTATCACCATGACAACACGAGAGTATGCCCCTCAATCTATTGCGCCGCCTCGTAGAGCGGAGGCCGACCCTACGGGCCGATCCCCGCACGAGCCGGGAGCCAAGCTCGATGACGGTAAGGTACAGCCGCGCCTTATCATAGAGGGCATGGCCCGAGCCATCTGGGCAGTAGCAGAGGTAGCCAGCTTCGGAGCCCGCAAGTACACACCGAGCGGCTGGGTAGCAGTGCCACAAGGCGAGCAGCGCTATGCCGACGCCCAGTACCGGCACCTTCTAAAGAGAGCTATGGGAGAAGAGCAAGATCAAGATAGCCAGCTAGCCCATCTAGCACATGAGGCTTGGAACGCACTAGCTAAGCTAGACCTCTACCTTCGTAACCAAGAGAAAGGAGCAACATGAGCCTTACCTACACCAGAGCCTTTGGAGTAGCCTGTATTGTACTGGCACAGTCCGAGAATCCGTTTAATGAAGGGGCTGCCGACAGGGTGCAGGAAGCCTTCGGCGTCTTCGATCTTACGGACGACGAGCTAAACACAGTCATGGTATCAGTAAGTAACCTTGCCCATCCCGGTTTGCTTTCTAACAGCCTCGCAGTTATTATCGAGGCGGCAGTAGAGCGAGCATATTTCAAACGCAAAGCTAAGCGAGGTACTAAGCATGGCTGAGTACATAGTACACAAGGCTATCGAGATTGACGCAGTCAGTAGCAAGCAGCGGGCCATCGTTGAGTCTTGCACCCGCTGGGTCGTGTCACCCAAGTATGACGGTTGCCATGCGATCATCTGCTTCGCAGACGGCAGACATGTCGGTACATACAGCCGTACCGGGGAAGAAGTCCACTCCCTCAACCACGTAGCAAGGGACTTGCTTATCCACTACCCGAAGCTGGGCACCGGGCAGTGGGCTATCTGCGGCGAGGCTTGGAACCCTTACTGGCAATTCAACCAGATAAGCGGAGCCTTCCGCAGGCAAGACCCGTCGGCCAGCGACTTGTACTTTGTGCCCTTCGACTTTGTGCCTTGGGACGAGGCGCCGTCTGGCGGGCCCCTGCTAAACCCCACCGACCTTGGCCCCGGCTATGCTGACCGTATCGGTGTACTTTACTCAGCCTTCCAGCCAGCGACTAGCACGGTGATCCGGCCAAAGTACAACGAGATTGTCGGAACCTTCGCCGATGCCTTTGAAGAGGCCCGCCGCAATGCCGACGAGCTTAAGCAATTTGGCAACTACGACGGCACCATCCTTGCCCGTGCTGACGGGCGGTACATCGTGGGCTCTGGCAAGGGCGCTGAGTTTATCAAGGTCAAGCCGCTGGCTAGCTACAGCGTAGTCGTCATTGGGGCAGAGCTTGCCACTGGCGACAAGACCGGCAAGAACACCGCCGCCCTCGTCTTCGAGCTTGACGGAAAGCGGCAGAGGGTCAGCACCGGGCTTACGCAAGGCCAAGTAGAGCAGATCGCAGATGCTCCGACGTTTGCCGCAAACTGGCTGGGTAAGACTATCGAGGTAGAGGCGATGGGCATCACCTCTGGTGGCTACCTCCGAGAGCCCCGCTTCAAAGGTATCAGAACAGACGCATAAGGACTACAATGCAGGAACGCCTGACACAAGAGCAAGTAGAGCAGATGATGTATCGCGGCGGGATTATCCGCGCTGAGAAGAGCATGGCCCGCGCAGAGGAAGGGGGCAGAGCCCACCAGAACCCATATGCCGCCGAGCTATTCCGCAACTACGTATTGCCCTTGGCCGAGGCTATCAAGTCGGAGCTAAAGGTCAAGAAGGCAGGGGCGCGGCAGGCACACGTCGTGCTGCTGGACGGGCTTGACGCCGAGGCAGTGGCGTTCATTGCAGTGCGCTCGGCGTTCAATAACGTGCTTAGCTCGCAGAAGACGGATCACCGTAAGCTGGCGTACTCTATCGGCATGACCGTGCATCAGGAGCTTGTGCTTGAGCAGATCGCCCAAGCTGCCCCCGACCTGTACCATACGCTAACCAAAGACTTGGGGCGGCGGCTTTCCAAGAGCGAGAAGCACAAGATGGCCGTTATGCGCAATCAAGCGGCCAAGCAAGGGATCGAGTTCCACGAATGGAACATCGGCTCCCGCGAGCAGGTAGGCTTCTACCTGTTGCAGCTTCTGCTGGACAGCGGCCTGCTCACACTAGGCCCAGAGCAGCGCCGTGGCGTCAAGCACGTTACCCGCGAAGTGTACCTGCACCCCGAGGTGATGGAGCGTATCGACCAGATCAAGGGGTACGTGTCCGTCAGCATGCCCGTGTACGGCCCCTGCGTGGCCCCTCCGCTCGATTGGGGGCACGGGGTGATAGGTGGGTACCACACGCCCCAGATGCGGGCCGCAAACGGCTCTCTGGTGCATGCACGGCCCCTTGCAAAGCGGCTGGCCCGCGAGGCCGACATGCCCGTGGTGTACGCCGCCGTCAACGCCCTGCAACGGACGGCATGGCAAGTCAACACCCGAGTGCTCGACACCGTCTACGAGATTGCCAAGAGCTTCAACACTAAGGAGATAGTGTCCCTGTCGGAGACGCCCGCCCCGGCCAAGCCCGAGTGGCTAGGCGAAGAGTGGACTAAGACTACGCCGAAGGAGCAATGGCCCACGGAGAAGATGGGCGAGTTCCTTCGCTGGAAGCGCGACACTGCCGAGTGGCACACAGAGCGCAAGCTGCTTGGCACCCGCTACGGCAGGTTCTATGCGGCCACCCGCGCCGCTGAAATGTTCCGGCAGTACGACGCCATCTACTTTGCGTACTTTGCCGACAGCCGGGGCAGGCTCTACCCGCTGACCTACGGCATGAACCCGCAGGGCAGCGACCTGAGCAAGGCGTTGCTGCGATTCGCCGAGGGCAAGGCACTGCATGACGACAGCGCCCGCCTGTGGTTCCATGTGCAAGGGGCTAACAAGTGGGGCTTTGACAAGGCCACGCTGCAAGACCGCATGCAGTGGGTCATCGAGCGCCGGGACTTGATCCTGTCCTTCGCTGACGCCCCGCTGGACAACCGTGGCTGGCTTGAGGCTGGCGACCCGTTGCAGTTCCTAGCTTGGTGCTTCGAGTACGCCGAGTGGTGCCGCGACCCCAGCAGCTTCAAGTCCCGCCTGCCTATCAGCATGGACGGTAGCTGCAACGGGTTGCAGAACCTAAGCGCCATGTTCCGCGACGAGGTGGGCGGGCAGGCTACTAACCTTACGAACAACAAGGTTATGGAGGACATTTACGCCCGAGTGGCACAAGCCGCCACGGTGCGCCTCACAGCTTACCAGCCCAAAGACGAGGCCGAGGCCCGCCTCAAGCGCATGTGGCTTGAGCACGGCATCAGCCGTAAGGCGGTCAAGCGGTCGGTCATGACTACGCCCTACGGCGTGACGGAGCGCAGCGCCACAGAGTACGTCATCGACGACTACTTGCGGGAAGGGCTCGGCCCAACCTTTGACAAGCTAGAGTACCGGCGTGCTGCCCAGATGCTCATGAACTGCGTGTGGCCCGCCATTGGGGACGTTGTGGTTAAGGGCCGCGAAGCGATGGACTGGCTTAAGAAGTCTGCCCGTGTGATCCTCGACGGCCTGCCCAAAGACGCCGAGCCTGCTATCTCATGGCGCAGCCCCTCTGGGTTCATCGCCTGTCAGGATTACTTCGAGGCCGAGATTCACCGCATCAACACGCGGCTCCACGGGCCAGTTAAGATCAGGGTGCTCAGCGAGACAGACGACCCCGACAAGCAGCGCCATGCCAACGGGCTGGCCCCAAACTTCGTGCATAGCCTCGACGCAGCGCACTTGCACCTGACCACGGCAGATGCTAAGTCGCAGGGTATCGACAGCCTCGCCATGATTCACGACGACTACGGCACCCACGCCGCAGACGCCCAGAAGCTGTACGACATTATCCGTAAGCAGTTCGTCGCCATGTACCTAGCATGCGACCCGCCAGCAGACTTCAAGGCACGCTATCCGTGGATCGCCGAGCCGCCCGGTAAGGGCAGTCTCGACATTATGGAAGTGCTTGAGTCGGCATACTTCTTCAGTTAATTGGTACCTTTATCACCATGACCCAACCCAGCACTGTTGTGCGGCTCAGCCCGCACGTCTACAACGAGTTCTCTAAGCAGTTCCGAGCGCTGCAAGTCAATGAACAAACCACTGCCATACAGGTCGCATACCAGAACGGCGTAGAGGCAGTGCTCAAAAAGCTGCGCGAGCAGTTGGTAGTAGATGGCACCCCTGTCTGACGAGCACATCCCTGCGGTAGCCGCTGCCCTCCACCGGCTAGAGGTTGACCACAGCCGCTACCCATTCCCAATTAAGTTCAACTTGACCAAAGCTATACAGCACGTCATCGAGAAGGGGCTAGCTGGCGAGGCATATGTCGGGCATGGCTGCTTGCTGCTTGTCAGCGTGCAGGAGCCGTGGTATAGCGACACAGTAGTGTTGTGCGAAGAGTTCATCCTGGCGATAGAGCCCAACGCCAACCTGCGGGCCGTCATCAAGTTCCTAGACCAGCTTGCAAGAGGGCGCAATGCCGACATGATCCTGTCGGGCAACACCCTGCAAGACCCCCGCCTTAGCCGCCTTTACCAAAGGGCCGGTTATAGGCACGTCACCGACCAATTTTACAAGGAGCCCACATGGGAAGAGTAGTTAGCAGAGCAGTTGGAAGCTTGACCGGTGCCAACCAGCAAGCACGGGCCGCTGAGCGAGCCGCTGAGCAGCAGGCCGCAGCTACGCGGCAAGCCGCAGCGCAAGCTGCGCAGGCAGCACGAGAGAGCGCTGCCCAAGTTGCACGCCAGCAGGAGGCTGTCGCTGCTCGTACCGCTGCCGAAGGCGCTGCCGCTGACGCACTGAGTCGCCCCGCCGAAGAGGCAGACGTTAACTTGGGCCAGCCTACCGCCGCTGGCTCGGTAAGCGCCAACGCCCGCCGCCGCCGCCAGACATTTGGCCTCGGGTCTGGTGGAACGGGCGTTAATATCTGAGGAACATCATGTACCGTTCCGCACAAGAAGTATGGTCAGCGCTTGACGGCAAGCGCCAGAGCCTGCTGACTCGGGTAGAGCGGTATGCTGCTCTTACCATCCCCAAGGTGCTGCTGCCAACTGGCTTCGACCATGACGCCACTGACCAAGCGCACGACTACCAGAGCATCGGGGCGCAGGCAGTAAACCACATTAGCAACAAGCTGATGCTGGCGATGTTTGCTCCTAGCCGCCCGTTTGCCAAGCTGGTGCCCGGCAAGAGGGCAAAGCAGCAGCTAGGCGGGACAGGGCTGACCGAGACGCAAATCAACGAGGTGCTGGCCGCAGCAGAGCGGGAAGCCGTCAGCCTGCTCGACAACCGGGCACAGCGCCCTAAGCTGTTCCAGACAATGCGGCACCTCGTCGTTACCGGCAACGCCCTGCTCGTTATGGAGAAAGAGGGCCTGCGTGTAATCGGCCTTCGCAACTACGTTGTGAAGCGGGACATTCGCGGGAGGGTTAAGCACATCGTCATCCGAGAGAACGTCTGCTTTGACGAGCTGGACGAGGACGTAGTAGACCTATTCCGCAACCGTTATCAGGACGGCACCGAGGTTGCGTTCTATAAGTGGATCAAGCGAGAGCCCAACGGCGCGTACACCATGACCCAATGGGTCAACGGCGATCAGCTTAAGGACAGCAAGTACCAAGGCCGCTGGCCCGAAGGCCGCTGCCCCTACATCGCCCTTACGTGGGACTTGGCCGACGAGGCTAACTACGGCACGGGGCTAGTGGAGGAATACTGCGGGGACTTCGAGGCACTTAGCGCATTGAGCGAGGCCGTAGTGGATGGCGCGGTGCTGGGCACAGAGTACCGCTGGATGGTTAACCCTAACGGCATGACCAGCGTTGAAGACCTCAACAACAGCCAGAACGGCGACGCACTACCCGGTATGCCGCAGGACGTGTCACCGACCCAAGGCGGCAACCCGCAGGCTATCGCTACGGCAGAGGCCGTGCTAGACCGCTACGAGCGACGTGTGGCCCGAGGCTTCCTCATGGGCAGCGCCGTTATCCGAGACGCCGAGCGCGTGACGACCGAAGAGGTGCGCCTTACGGCCAACGAGCTTGAGACGGCTTACGGCGGCGTCTACAGCACGCTCGCCGCCAGCTTGCAGAAGCCGGTGGCAGAGTGGCTGTTCGGGCAGATCGACCTAGACCTTAGGGGTGCCGACCTGAATGTAACTATCGTGACGGGGCTCGACGCCCTCAGCCGTAGCGGCGACCTTGAGAACTTCCGGCTTGCTATGGGCGACATGACAGCCGTAGCATCGACCCCACCCGCACTCCAAGAGCGGATCAAATGGGAAGAGGTGGCGCAGTTCATCGGCCAAGGGCGTAACATCCAGTTCTCACGCTTCCTAATGACACAGGCAGAGTACCAGCAGGTACAAGAGGCCGCCGCTGCTAGCCGCATCCAAGAAACAACCCTAACTGAGGCTGGTACCGCAGCCGTACAACAACCATGAGCGACCAAACCACATCAGCAGTTTCCGACCCTAACCCAGACAACGTTGAGGACGTAGGCACCACCCTGCTGCTTGACGCTGACAAGGCCCCGGCCACTACAGCCCCGCCAGCAGCGCCGCCCGAAGACGTGCCCGAGGGTGCAATCGTTGAGTACGAGCCGACCGGCGACACGGGCCTCGACCTTGCCTTGCAGTTCATCGGCAAAGCCGGTATCGCCAGCGGCCACCCCGCCATAGTCGCCGCAGCCAGCGGGGACTTTAGCATCCTCAAGGCCACGCTCGCCGCTAAGGGTTTGCAGGGCTGGGAGCAGTTCGTGGCGCTGGGTGAAGACGCCTATAAGCGCAATCAGGCCAAGTCCGAAGAGAAGGCCAATGCCCTCAAGGCGCTGGTGCATCAGGCTGCGGGCGGCGCTGAGCAGTGGGCCGAGATTCAGAAGTGGGCCTCTGCCAATGCCGACCCCGACGAGAAGGCAGAGATTAACGCCATGCTGAACGCTGGCGGGTTACAGGCCAAGCAAGCCGCCCGCTACCTTGCAGAGTGCTACGCCCAGGCGAACAACGTCGAGGTCAACCCAGCAGACCCCACACGGGCCGCTGGTCGTGGTAGCCCTGCCGCCGACAATGGCCCGCTCAGCCCCCGCCAGTACGCCGACGAGGTGGCCCGCCTTAACGCGAAGCTGCATGGCCGCTTGGAGGGCAGCAAGGAGTATCAAGCCTTGCAAGCCCGCCGCCTCGCTTGGCGGGGTTGATTCAGTACCCATATCACAGATAGCCTACCCAGCCGGGTCGGCTCTGGTTCACTAACGCAAGGAGGCAAAGTGTCCCTAACTATTCCATTCAACATTGTCCGACCCGGTCAAGCCAACCAAGCCGGTTCCATCAGCGCTCTGCACCTCGAAGAGTTTACAGGTATCGTGGAAGGCACCATCGAGCGCAAGTCTGCCCTCAAGGGGCTGATCCCTGTGCGCCCTGTTAAGGGTACCTCGACCATCACCAACTTCGCGGTCGGTGAATCCACGCTGCAACGTGCAACCCCCGGCCAGCCCATCGACGGCACCACCACGGACTTTGCCAAGCGCACGCTGACCATCGACACGGTGGTGCTGGCCCGCGCTATCCTGCCCCTGCTTGAAACTTGGCAGACCAGCTACGATAGCCGTAAGGAGATCGGCCTTGAGCACGGCAAGCGTATTGCCAAGTTCACCGACCAATCGTTCTTCATTCAGGCCATCAAAGCGGCCCTGCTGACCGACTCGGCCTACCGTGGCACCGGCGCTGTCGGCAAGCCCCAAGGGCACTTCGGCGGCTCGCAGGAAACCCTCGCCCTTGCCGGTGACGCCCTCGACCCAGCCAAGCTGTACGCAGCTATCGCTAGCCTGTTCGTCAAGCTGGAAGAGAAAGACGTTGACCCCCGCACCGACGATGTGGTCATCGCCCTGCGCCCTGCTGAGTTCTACACCCTGTTGCAGAACGAGCAGCTTATCGACGGTACCTACAAGACCGCCGAGGGCACCAGCATCCAATCCCACCTGCTCAAGGCATACGGCGTGCCCGTGGTTAGCTCGACCAACTTCCCCGCTGGTCAGAACATCACCGGCCACCTGTTGTCCAACGCTGGCAACGGTAACGCCTATGATGGTGACTTCACCCGCGTCGTGGCATGCGCCTTCTCGCCCCGCGCCCTGCTGGCCGGTGAGACTATCCCGCTGACCACTGACGTGTTCTGGGACAAGGTCACTAAGCAGTGGTTCGTTGACGCCCACTTGGCCTACGGCGTAACGCCCAACCGCGCCGAATACGCAGGCGTCATCCTGCGCCCTTAATCCCATTGGGTTAAGACACTTGGCCCTTCCGCAAGGAGGGCCTTGTGCCTTCACCTACACGCCCCTACTCCGGTAGGGGATTTTTTCGCTTATCGGAGGCCCTAATGGCTACACGACTTGACGTAGTTAACGACTGCCTAGCCACACTCGGAGAGGCCCCGCTTAACACACTGGCTGAGCCGCACGAGTACAAGGCATCAGCTACCCGCCTGCTGGATCGCGTTAACCAAGAGATTCAGGCTGTTGGTTGGTGGTGCAACACCGAGGCCATCACCTTGCGCCCAGCCGCCAGCACCGGCTACATCCAGCTACCCGGCGACTGCATCAAGTGGGAGTCTTGGGTGCGCAGCTCGGACGCGCTTATCCGCAGTCAGGCTAAGCCGTGGCTTGTTCAGCGAGGCACACGGCTATACGACACCCGCAACCGCACTTACGCTGTCAATGAAGAAGTTACGGGAGAGCTTGTGCGCTCGCTACCGTTTGAAGACTTGCCCACTGTGCTCAACGAGTACATTGCTGCGGCCACGGTCTTGCGCTTCCAGAGCGACATAGACGCGGACAACAGCCGCCGACAAGAGCTTAGCCAGCGCTTTACACTGGCCCGCGTCGAGGCCAGGTCTGAGAACATCCGGCAGCTTAAGATCAACTTCCTCAACAACAGCCCGCGCCTAGGGTACATTAAGTCAGTCACTCGGGCAGCGCGGCGCTACACAGGGCCTTAACATGAAAGTCGCTGACAGTTACGAAAGCGTCCTGCGGGGTGTTAGCCAGCAGGTTCCGCAAGACCGGGCCAGCGGTCAGCACGCCGAGCAGGTCAACATGCTCAGCGACCCGGTCAATGGTCTGACCCGCCGCCACGGCAGTATCTTCCAAGCCGAGCAGGAGCTAGTCGGGCGCTTGCCCTCACAGCTTGCCAGTTATCAGGCAGACACCCAGAACTGGCGCAGCCTAGAGTGGGACACGGGTGGCTCGGAGTACGTGGTGCTGTACCGAGTAGCCGCCCGCCCAGCAGGGGCCAACCCGCTGCCTGCCTTTATAGTTTACAACAAGACGACCCGGCAGTTCCTCAACATTGTGCGCCCGGTCGCAGACGCGGGGCTAGACCAGCTTGAGCAGGGCGGCGTAAGCGCTATCACTAGCGTGGGCAAGTTCCTGTTCGCCTGCGCTAACACTGTGCCTATCTCAGGCACCAGCACAGCGCTGTGGGACACCCCGGCCAACCTTGACCGCACGGTCGTGTGGGTTCGCGGCGGTGCCTTTAGCCGCACGTTCACGGTCACTGTGACCCGCACAGACAACACGCGAACAACGTTTAGCTACACCACTCCGAGCAGCAGCTATCAGGGGGTGCTGGACACCTCGGATATTCCAGCTTCCGCCCCGGACTACACCAAGCAGGTGAACGACCGCGTCAATGCTTATAACGCTGCGGTTACGCGGTGGATCGGCACCAGCACGCGGGCAGTTCAGCCAGCCAACATCGCAGAGGAGCTTCGGCTAGCCGCAGTTGCAGCAGGCGTGACGGCCACCCGTCAAGGCTCGCACTTAATCTTCGCAGGGGTTAGGTCTATTGAGGCAGACGACGGCGGCAACGGTGAGCTTATTCGCGGGGTCGCCGACGAGGTAGCCAGCGTTGACGCAGTTAGCGTTATCCATCACGTAGGCAAGGTGGTTAAGGTTCGCAGCCGCAACGCCAGCGAGGCGTTTTATCTGCGGGCAGTGGCTAGGGACAGGGCTGTCACCACTGGCTACACCGAGGTCACTTGGGTTGAGGGCGCTGGCGTCGAGCACAGCATCACGGGCGGGTTCTTCTACGCCACGGTAGTAGGCAGCAGCTTCTTTGTAGCTAGCTCGGCGGCGCTGCTGGCTACGATTACGCCGGGGCCGCACCCCGCCTTTGTCAGCAGCGCGGCTGGCGACAACGACAGCGCATCTCGCCCGTTCTTCGTCGGGCGCCGTGTGACGTACCTGTCAACGTTCCAGAACCGCCTGCTAGTGGGGAGCGG